GTCAAGTAATAATGGTGCGGTTGTACTTCTTAAAAATGCTAAATCAATAGCACCTTCATCATGCGATAACACCTCATAGCCAAACTCACGTTCAACTGGTGACTCACTGGAAAATGCTAACTGTATAGTTCTGTCATCTTCGTTTAAATTGCGAGTATCTATATGTGCATGACGATATTTCTTATCTTCTGTTTTTGGTTCTAATGGTACATCTAACCTTCCACCAACCACAGTATCTTGATCTACAGTCATTTCTTTCATAATAAATCCTTAAATTTAAAATTAATCTTTGTTTTCATCTTCGGTAAAATCTTCATTACTTTTATCCAAAAATGGGTCTATTTTTGATGAGCCAAATGCACTTTGACCACCACCAAAAGGTTCAAATGCAGTTTTAATATCCATATTTTCTGCCATTTGTTTTTCTAAGGTTATTTGTTCAAAATGATCTTGAACGTCACGACCATAGAAATTCAAAGCATCTTGCATTGTAATTAAACCATTATTTAATTGCATTGCGATTGCTGTTGATTCTTTTTGTGGGTCAACCCATTGCCAACCTCTTGGTTGCCAACGTGGTCTATGAAATTGATCAAACTTACTTGCAGGTAATGGTGCGTTTGCTCCAAAAGGTTGTAATGCACCTACTGTTAAAGAATGTTGTAACCATCTTTTGTAAACAACACCCATAAAGTTATCAATCATCCACTTTTGCATACCTTTATAATAATCTCGTTCTTCTAATGCACCTTGCCTAATAGAAGAATAAGAAACACCTTCTAAATCATTTGCTAATGATGTGTAAGAAACACCTAAACCCGATGCAATAGAACGTAAGGTTGTTTTAGTAAATGTTTCAAATTGTGACGTTGGATGTGTAGGGTCGAACATTGTCATTTCTTGATTAGGGTCTAATTTTTGAAATGTACCTGCTTCTAAACTAATAGTTGGTGTATAATCATCTTCCACACCATCTCCAACGTAATCCCCACTTTGTTTTATAACACCCATAGATGACGCACTAATACGTGAAGCTACTAATTCTGCTTCCATGTATTTACCTAACATTTGTAAGTCCACCATAGCTACTGACATTGGTGGAATACCTCTTGTTGCTTCTGGTCTATTTATTTTGTAAGCATGAATTAATCTATTAGCATTTATTCTTTGATATTTTTTACTTCTTACATTTGGGAACTGTGTATCTGCAGGATTGGTTGTGCATAAATGATATGCTAATGGTTTACCAAAACTGTTAATCTCTACACCCATACGAATAGAGTTACCATTGTTCAAAATCTCATTATAATCTTCATCTAAATAATCAGCTTCTAAAAAACGAATACTAAAACCATATTTATTTTCGGGAGTTGGTTTTGTTTCTATAATTTCTATTAATACTTCACCATCTCTCGCCCATGTTTCCATAAACAAGTTTTGTGCATCTAACCATGTTAGTTTTCCATCAGCAGAACATGTTTGTTTAAATCCCCAATCACGCCAACCTTCTTCAATTACCACATTGGCAATAGTGTCAAATCCGTTTATACGATCTGAACGTGCTTTATTTTGTAATGTAATTCCTCTTGAACCAACGACATTATCACGCATAAGTTGTAAATACCGATTAGCATAATCATTATTTCTAGCTAGTTGTCTGGCTCTATTTCGTAAAGTACGTAAATTTGTTTTTAATTCACTATCAGCACTTTGTTGAATACTTTTAAAATCCGCTAATAAACGACCCGTACCTGCACCATCAAAACTTCTTTTTTTATTAAATATTTTTTTTCTTTTTTTAAATAAATCTAATATCGCCATTTTAGAAACCCACCTTTACTTGACCACCAGTACCTTGACCTCGTTTCATGCGTTCATTTTGTTCTTCTTGAAAAACACGACTTTTGTATATTGCTTCAAATTTATGTAATTCCTCTAAAGGTGTTCTTGATAAAGAACGACCTGCAATAGAATAACTTTCTTGATCTCTCGTTGCACGACCTTCAATTACTGCTTGTATTGCATCTAAAATAATTTTTGCATTCGTTCTTGGGTCTGCTGTACTTGCATCTCTATTTGCAACAACCTTCAATGTGCCAGTACGAATTGTAATACGTGCTGAATCAGAATTGCGAATTATATAACATTGATAAGTATAATCGCCTGCGGTATAAGTTGCCGTTGCTGATGATGCTACACTAACTAAATAATCATCTCCCGATGCACTAGCATTTATTTCTAATTCTGTTGCGGTACTAGCCTGCAATCGTAATGCGTATTTTAATGTATATGAGTCATTAGGATAATCTGTATTTAAGTCCGTTCTTCTCCACTGCCATAAATCACCAACTATTAATTCTTCTGGTTCAATCTCTGGTGAATTAGCTACTGTAAATAAATTTGCCATTCTTTAACCTTTAAAAGTTTTTCCAATCAGTCGCCCAATTACCTTTCGGTCTGCGTACTAAAGGTCTGTGTACTATAGGATTAGGTATTTCTGGTTTTGGATTTTGAATATTTTCCTTAGACGAAACAAAACGATTAGCAACACTGTTTATATTTGTGTTTAAAATGGCAAATGCTACAAAAGCATATACCCGACAATCTAAGGCTTCATTTCTTCTTCTTGTTTTTACCCATTCTCGCCTTGAAAAACCTTTACGATAACGAGTAACTATTTTTTCTGCTGTCAACGATGCAAAGTATTCATCGTCTCTATCTTCTGGAAAGTGCATATACCCTGCACCTTCTTCTTCTATTTTTAATCGTGAATATATAATTTCTTTTGCGGTATCTACACCCACCATAAACAACGGGCATTTTGCAACATTGTTTGTTGATTTTTTGCCCACCAACGCTTTACCTTCACCACCTACTCCTTTAATGGCAAATATTCTTTTATGTTGTCTTGCTTTACAATACGTGTAAACCGCTTGTGTATAATGACCACCCGAATCTACGCAAGTTGAACGTATCGTAATAGTTCCACCTAACTCATGGTCATATTGCGTTTCTAATAATTCGTCTAAGTCCGCCCATAATTGTGGTGCAGATGGGTCTCCATGTATTACTTTATAATCTAATGACCACGTTTCTTCATCTCGACCCCAACCAACTACTTCTACTTCTAATCTATCGTCTTGCACATCTACACCTGCGGTTAGCAAAACGACACCCTTTGGAACTTTTGCCCAAAACTCCCTTCGAGACGAAATCTTTATATCATCAACTCGTTCCCCTTGATCTTCCCATGTTTCGCCAAGAAACGTGTTAGTCCACGCCCTTAATGTTTCGGGTAATCGTTTTGCTGATAAAAATTCCGTTACTGCATCTGATAAATTAATCCAACTAGAATACAAACCATTTAAATGATAGCCTGCAACACCTTTAAATGGTTCTGTTGCTATCCATTCACCTTCTTTTATAGCTTTAAATCTATCAACATCATTCCATGCTGAACCGCAGTATTCGCATGTATAAACTGCAGATAATGGATTGTCTTTTTGCCAATGCACATTTTTCCATGTAAGAGTTTGTTGTTCATTACAATCTTTACATCTTACATAATATTTTCTTTGATCTGATTCTTCATACGCACTTTCAATACGACTTGCATTTTTATTAGTTGGTGTTGAAACCATTACGATTTTTCTATTCCAAAACGTACTGGTTCTTTTTTTTGCTAGTTGTATTGGGTCACCTTCTCCCGATGCTCCGCCTGCACTTGTCGGGTAACGATCTACTTCGTCTGCTAATACAATCCGAATTGGTCTACTTGCCAAACCAGAACTCGAATTAGCACCAACCATAGTTATATGACCACCTTGAAATATCTTATGTGTAGTTGTATTACCACTGTCTCTCGATCTTGGGTCTTTCACTTTATTTTGTAATGGTGGCGTATCTCGCAACATTGGTGCTAATCGGTCTTTTGAAAATGCTTGTGCCATTTCCAAAGTTGGTTGCACGACCAATATTGGTGCAGGGTCATGGTCTATGTGATAACCTATAATATTTAATAAAATTTCTGTCTTTCCAATTTGTGCAGAAGATATAACAACAACTTCTTTAATATTCGGGTCATTAATTGAATCCATAATGCCTTGTTGATATTTTGCACGTTCCGTTTTCCACTTACCATGTTCAGCACTAGCTTCCGATGATAGTCGCCTTTCGAGGTCTGCCCACAGACTTACTGTCAATCTTGGCGGTGGCTTTAGAATCTGCATTGCTTGTTTTATTATTGCTTGGATCATAGTTAGATAATTCCTCTAAAGTTTCATTTATGTGAACACTTAAAATATCTCGTATTTTTCCCACTTCGGTTTCTACCGCTAACATTGGTGAAACAATACTGGGTAAGGCAGTTATCTTTGATTTGACAACTCCTAAAACTTCAGTCCAACCTTTTATGACCTCATTTTTAGCAATGTATTCTCTATTTGCTTTTTTAACTTCTAATTCTGCTAATGAAGCATCCGCTTTCATTTTTCTTGCTCTTGCAACATTATAATCAACAGTTTGATTTGTAGGTGGTCTACCAACCATATTAAATCCTTTTAATTTAATTTAAAATTCTGTCGCTAGGAAACTGTTGCGATGCAACGTGACC